GATCATAGCATCCCCAAGTAATACTACAATTTATTACATTTAGACTACAATGTCAATATTTTTATTAGCCGATTACAAATGTCAACGGAGTGCCGCCGTCTTTGTAATTTACTAGGTCAAGTTAAGATTTTCAATTTCAGCCTTGCCTTCACCTTTTAAGGAGGCACCGTTTAATTGTGTGGTCCCGGATGGTGCAGCAATACTGGCAAACTTTTCACTAGCCTCGCCTAACATAAGTTTAGCGGTTGCTAATGAATAATCTTTAAGCCATTGTCCCGCAAACTGATCTTGCATTAAATTAAAATCTGGGCGATAGTTATATAACCACAGCATGACTTCTTCTTCCGCCCTTGGACGTTGCATTATAGTAAGTTTTTTAGTAGTTTTATTAAATGTAAAGTTAATTTCGCTACCAAACATCTTACCTACTAACTTTTGATAACTAGCAAAAGCATAATATGTTGCCAATCCTCCCATATTACTCGAAGTTAGTAAATATGTATTAGAATATGCTAGATTAAATGGCTCGTATAGTGAGCCGCCCTGCCCGCCACCACTTCTACTACCAATGCTACGACGGAAAATCTGACGTACATTAGTTACTTCTCGAGGAAGTGTATATTCATTTTGGTCTAATTCCAATGTTAAAAATCCAAAACTTTCTTCGGCGGCATTGCTGCTGCGTTGGCGGAATTTAGCCAATGCCCTATCAATAGCAGTATTATAATGTACAGGATCAAGTTCAACATCAACCATGCCCGAACCTAACATTGTTTTGACGTATTCTACTATTTTTTGGCGTTCGTTTTCGTTCTCAGTCATACTAATATTTAGCGATAAATAGAATACTATGCCAAGACTTTCAATGTACCGCCCGGAAAAGGGCAATGATTATAGATTTATAGATCGTATAATTAACGAAGAATTCCAAGTGGGCGGGACAGATGTGTTTATACACAAATATCTAGGTCCAATGAATCCCGAAGAAGGAGCCAGCACACCCACTGTTCCTAATAATTCCAATGCTATTCCTGAACTAGGGATACAGGACTTATTGTTTATGGAAAATAGAGATCGTCATTATTCTCCAGATGTGTATGTTATTCGTGGCATCTATACTATGCAAGATCTTGACTTCAATTTAAGTCAGTTTGGATTGTTTTTAAACAATGATAATATCATGATTAACTTTCATCTTAAAGGTAATGTTGATGCATTGGGGAGAAAGATAATGGCAGGTGATGTTATAGAATTACCCCACTTAAAAGATGAATATGCCCTTGATGATAGTCTTGTAGCATTAAGAAGATTTTATGTGGTATCAGAAGTAACACGCCCTTCTAGTGGTTACAGTCAAACTTGGTATCCTCATTTAATTAGAGCAAAATGTTCTCCACTTGTTGATAGTCAGGAATTTAAAGAAATACTTGATGCCGATAGCGGAGCAGAAGACGGTAGTACATTACGTGACATGCTATCAACTTATAAGAAAAATTTAGAAATTAATAATCAAATTATTCAGCAGGCCCAGGCAGATGTTGAAAAAAGTGGATATAAAACTGAACAATTTTATGTAGTCCCTGTTAGCACTGCTACTAACGGACTTGCAACACCAGAAGACACATCTATAGAAAACATAGATGCTAGTTCTGAATTACTTGATGCTAGTGCAATGTTAGCAACACCTAATAAAAATTATTATATAGGATACTTAACAGGTGACGGTATACCTCCAGATGGAATACCATATGGTTTTGGTATTACATTTCCTAGTACTGCAATTGAAGGCCAATTCTTTTTAAGAACAGATTACTTACCTAATAGATTATTTAGATACGATGGATTACATTGGATTAAGTATGAAGACAATGTAAGGATGACCACTAGCACATTAGGTGAAACACAAACTGATAACCCATTACTAGTAAGAAGAAAACTTAAATCAAGTTTTATTAATAATACAAATACAGCAACCATTGCAGGTGAAGTTGTTGTAGAAAAACAAGCATTAAGCAAAGTACTAAAACCAAGAGCAGACAATTAATATGGACTATTTTTATGACGGTCAGGTACGTAGATACCTTGCACAATTTATTCAGATACTAAGCAACTTTGGATACAAAGATTCTAAAGGTAATATTGTGCAGGTTCCTGTTAGGTATGGAGATATGACCAGACAAGTTGGTCAAATACTTAAGAAGAATAGTGAGAATACTATCCCTAGTGCGCCATTTATTGCCTGCTATGTAAAAGAGTTAAATTTTGACCGAGATCGACTTCAAGATCCAACATTTATTAGTAAAATTAACATAAAAGAACGTGCTTTTGACGAAAATAATAATCAATATTTAAACACCCAAGGCAGCAACTACACCATTGAACGTATAATGCCAAGTCCGTTTAAACTAACATTATCAGCGGATATTTGGTCATCAAATACTGATCAAAAATTACAAATATGGGAACAATTGATTGTCTTTTTCAACCCTAGTTTTGAAATACAAACAACAGATAATTATGTTGACTGGACTAGTCTTAGTGTAGTTACATTAGATAATATTACATGGTCTAGTCGTCAAATACCCCAAGGAGCAACTGAAGATATTGATATAATGAATTTAACTTTTCATACGCCTATATGGATCACGCCTCCTGCTAAAGTTAAGAAATTGGGTGTTATTACTAAAATTATATCTAATATATTTTCTGAAACTGCACAAGGTGCGATTGCAGCCAAATATGATATTGAAGGAGCATCAAGTGTATTTGCAAATATATCTCCTGATACTACTATAACTGTTACCCCGGGTAATTTTAGTTTATTAGTATTAAACAATACTGCAAGATTAATAAATCCCAACGGACAAGGTGATAATATAGATGTAACATCTCCTAAAAATATTGCTTCTTGGTTAAAAATATTAGATTTATATCCTGGAAAATTTAGAGCAGGACTAAGTCAGTTAAGATTTGCACAAGCAGATAATAATGAAGTCGTAGCACATATTAGTCTTGATCCAAGTGATGACTTTGCCATGCGTTTAAACATAGATCCGGATACTATACCTAGTAATACTACAATTACTAGTATATACAATCCTGTTGGTAGAGGTAGTGTAGATGCTGTAATAAATCCAGACACATATAATCCTACTAGTGTTGCTGCGGGTACACGATATTTAATTTTAGAAGATATTAATCCTCTATTTGGTCAGCCAGGGTTTTTTGGTTCTATTGTATGGAAAAATATTGATCAATCAGACTTTCAAGCATTTGCTAATGATATAATAGAATGGAATGGCACCGCATGGAATATTATTTTCAGTTCAGCAACACATTCTGGGGTAATTTACATAACTAATTCATATACTAATACTCAATACAAATGGGAAAATAGTGCATGGAGTAAGAGTTATGAAGGTATATATGATCCTCAATTATGGCGTCTAATACTTTAAATCAAATTATTTGCAGTGGCGGTTTATTTCTAGCAAAAGATACTAAACGCTTTTTATTACTATCAAGAACACAGGCTAAAACAGCAGGTACTTGGGGATTTGTTGGCGGCAAAAAAGAACCCAACGATACTACTCCATTTGATGCCCTAAAACGAGAAATTGCAGAAGAGGTAGGAAAAACGCCCACAATTAGAAAAGTAATTCCGTTAGAATTATTTGTAAGTAATGATCAAAATTTTCAATATAACACATATGTATTACTTGTTGATCGAGAGTTTATTCCTGCATTAAATGACGAACATGCAGGATATGCTTGGTCAAGTTATGATCAATGGCCTAAACCTTTACATAGAGGTGTAAAGAATTCTTTTAGCAATAAAATTATTCAGGCTAAACTTGAATTATTATTAGATCTACTATAATTATATATAAGTTAGAACAAACGAAATTCGTTTTGTTCCAGGCGCTGGATATCTTTGTGCATGCCAATTCTGCTTAAACGTTACTGCTGTATGTTTTACACACGGAATAATATAACTGGTTAAAAAATTATCGGGCCATATTATAGTTTCGCCATCTACACAATCATTCAAATACATAATAAAATTATTATGTGGCCACTCGTGATCTAAGTGAGGAGCCGTATGTAGGTTACTGCTATGCCAAGTTAGATTTAAGTTTGCTCGAAATATATTTGTATATTTTATATTATTTTCAATAGTAAATCTATGAAATATTTCTAAAAACATTCTCCAATATATACTATAGTGATCATTCGGACGTTCAGTATGTTTTTCTGTTTCTAATTCAGCACGTTTTAATAATATATTACTTAAATATGGACCATTATAAAATTTTATATTATCACGTATTTCTATCGGAACTTCATTCTTTAGTGTTTCATCATCTCTTGGTATTTGACAGTCTTGCCAATACCACGGAAACTTTGGTCCAAAAATTAAATCATTAATAACTGTATCTTCAATGTCATGTACATACGCGGGTGCATGTATTACATTTGAATTTACTAAAAATGTCATATTAAATCTGGTCCAAATGCCCATGTACCTAAATGGCGCATTTCTTGACTGAGTACAGTATCAATTTTGATTGTACGTCCTGTATTTGAAATTTTTTGGCATAATATCATATCTTCACCTAAAAAATCATTTGATTGAGGACTCCATTGAAAATCAAACCAAGGTTTGGGTAATTCAGTAAATATTTCTGTTTTCATTAACATACAGCCCATGCCCACACCCTCAACAGGAACTAATCCATCATATATATCAAAATCTAAAGGATTTTCCCAGTCACCAATAGTTTCGTATGCTACACCTTTAGCCGGTAATTGACGGCGAATGTAGTTTGCTGCTACAATATCTTCCTCATGCATTAGTAATCGAACAGCAGTCGTAGCAGGAAATACCATATCACTATCTAACCATAAGGTATATTCTGCTCCTAGATCAACTGCCATAGTAGCAAGCCGTTCTCGTTGTGTAAGCAATATAGTACTAGCATCCATAAAGACATGAGTGTCTATATCATTCATAGTGTTAAACTTAACTAGTTCAACCAACGCCATAGCATGGGCAGAATGCAACGTATCCCTACATGGGATACAGACTGCTAATTTACCTTTTTTACTTGACCATTTACTTGTTGAAAATACTGATTTCTTTTTCATGCGCCTGCAACATCATTACTAAGTGTTTCACCTTTGATTGCCAATCCCTGAATAGCATTGATCAAATCTTGAGTACGTTTAGCACATAGTATAAAGTCATTAGGGCTGAGTTTGCAAGCAGTATTCATAGTTTCAAATGATAATTTTCCGCCAGTTAATACTTCAATTGCACTAACCTTTGCTAATTCTTCAATAAATGCATCTCGAGCATCGTTATCAGTTCTATTAATCAATACTTCAACATCGGTGTCTTCTATATCGTCTAATAGATCTAATAAAAAATCTAATTCTTGTTGAAGAGATGCAGATCTTTTTTTAATTGCTTGTAATTCTTGTATTCTTAATAAAAAATTTATTAGAATTTCTGGATTAGATAATCGATCATTCCATATAATGGTATCCAATTCCCATTTACTGGGTCCTGAGTTGATGCTGGATAATACATCTTTGATTTGTTCTTGTTTCATAGTTTATGCATAGGGTCCTATTTTTCCGCCGAATGTTGCTGCAAATTTAATTTGTGTGCCAGCAGTTTGATTAATAGTATATGTCGAATTACTACCTAATACAGAACTAAGTTTGATATTTTGCCCGCCGCCGGGTGCATCCGGAGCCACACCGGGGGTTTTATTTGTAAACACCCTATTAACTTGTCCAAATGATATTGGACTGCCTGTACCTGGTAACGCTGTTGCCATAATTTTCCTCTATCGGCCTCCTATTTATTGACCAGTTTTGCCAGGCTGGCCTGAATCTGGTCAATTTGCCTTTGCTGTGCCTTTATTGTTTCAATTAACAAAGGAACCATCTTCTCGTATTTAACTGCTTTGAAGCCATCTTCTCTAGTGGCTACAATTTCTGGTAAAATTGCTTCAACTTCTTGTGCTATGACTCCAATATCGTGTTTGCGTACAAAATATCCATCTTCTCCGCCGCGGCGTTCAATATGTTCATCAGTCCAATCAAAATATACTCCACGTATTTGCTCCAACATTTTGATAGGATCTTCAATAGGTGTAATATTTTCTTTTAATCTAGCATCAGAACTATAATATGCTGTAATTTCATTTGTTGCACGTATTTCACCTGTTGTACCACTTGGTGCTGTTCCTACTCCTAAGCTAATTGCTTGCAAACCACTAGCATTTAATATCATAGGATTGGTCATTGTTACCGCACTACCAACGGCTATTGCTTGACTTGCACCAACATACCAGTTATGCGTTCCACCTGCAATAGTGTATGCACCTCTACTTATCGATGATGCATAAGAACTTAAGAATGCTCCGGCAGCAGCGTTTGACGGATATACATAGCATCCCAATACAGGACCACCACTACTATATTCAGTTCCAAATGTAGTAAGAGCTCCTGCACCATACTTTCCTTGTAATAAAACGGTACCTGCTGTACTTACTGCTATGCCTGCTACTATACTTCCGCCCACACCGAATATATTTGACATCCCAGTGTTTGGATTTGAACTTAGATTAACACCGAGGAAACCAGTATTTGGATTAATTGTAAAACTACTCGTAGTATACTCCGCCATTGCAGTAGGGCTACTATTATTAGCACTGACAAATGTTGGATAGTATACAGCATTAGTTGTAGTTGCTACAGTATTAACCTGTGTTGCAGAACTAACAGCAGTTAATGCACCTACACTTATCCAGGTTGGTGGCAAATCACCATTACTTTGTAATATTTGATATTGTGATCCGTAGTTAGAAGTTCCATTAAAACTTATACCACCATTGGCGGTAATATATATACGATTAGGACCTAAATAATTGCTAAAGTATAGTCCTTTAGTTTGATTATTTTGTTTTATACCAATATTGCCGCTGCCGTCATATCCTACAAAACCAGGTTGGGCGTATGTGGGAGTAACTATTGCAATACCTGAATTTTCATGACCTTCAATTCTTATTTGACTTGCTAACCCACCTGTTTCGACAACGGTTAGTTTAGATACAGGACTAGTTGTTCCCAACCCCACAAATCCCGTACTAGCATTAAATCCAAATTGACCACTACTGGTTGTAGCAATGTAAGCTGTTTGTGCTGATCCAGCCGCACCTACTCCTACTACATATTCAAATGCCGAAACATTTGCCTGAACTGTAAGACCTCCTGGAGAAAGAGTAGAAGGGTTAATCCAGGTAGGAGCAGCACCTGTTCCGTTAGTTGATAATATCCATCCACTAGTAGACGCTGCTAAGAATGATGTAGTACCAGTACTAGATTGATAATGTATTGATTGAAGAGTGCCGCCTGCCAATGAAGTAGAATATCCGACATATAATGAAGTAGTAGATACCCAGGTTGCAGTACTAGTTGATGAACTAAAATTATATTGTAAAAGATTTCCATTACTACCTGTAGAAATAAATGCAGTTTTTCCGACACCTGATTGTATAGGTAATTGGCCGGT